TTCTCCATCTTTTGAAGATGTTACAAAATCATTATTACTATCTAAAATATTTACTGACTCTTCATTCTCTACTGTAGTTGTTTGTATTGTTGTTTCAGTAGTTGTCGTTGTTAATATACCATCAGATTGAAACTCAATCTCTTCCGTAATTACTTCATCTAATATTATTTCTTCAACTACAGGGTCGCATAATCCAACAGTAGTTGTAGAGCAATCTACAGCTTTACTAGAAAAGGATAGGCAAACCAATATACATAGCCATACCCATAATAATAAATTTTTCAAAGTCATGTAGGTCTCTTTTAGTTTGTTCTGTTTGTTTTTCTATTTCTTTTTTAGTAATCCAATTTTTTTCATCTAATAAAAAACTTCCCTCAGGGATTAAATGTTTATTTTTAAGCCATTCTTCTTTTGCTTCTATGCCAATCAGACCGTTTATTGGCGGAAATGTGCCAGCATTCCAGAGCGCATCAAAGACTCTATAATCCTGTGCTAATAATGTAACAGCACCGACTTTCATACCCATAGCATATAATTGTCTTGATAATTTTATTCTTTCGCAATTTTCATCAGTAATAGTAACACCTGAAGCTATACCAAATATTTGCGTTTGTACTGAACCTGAGGCGGCTGTCTTACAAACATCAGAATTATTTACAACAACTGATGGTGCGTTAGCTGTACTTGGTGTTGAGGTAACTACAGTTGAACTTACTGTGTTTGTTTCTGCTTGAATAGAATAACTAAATATTATTAGGATAGAAAAGAATACAAGAAATAGAATATTTTTCATTCCCCACAATTACACTCTTGTTCTTTAAAATTACAATCGCAAGGTTTCATGTATCGCCCAACCTTATAAATATAACTGCTGTTCCGTTGTAAGATGTTTCACCATACACTTTTGACCCACTTGGTGCTAAAGCTGAGTTGTAACCAAACTTTAATTTGCATTGTGTTGTATCAGTAACATCAAATAATGATTGAGCAATAGCGGTAAATTGATAAGAGCCACTGCTTCTTTGAATAGCTGACGATCCTCTTGCAAAAAGAGAATAACTTGAATTATTAGAAGTTGCATGAATTATATTTCTAAAATGGTAATCGTCATTTTCTAAATTACAGTATAAATTATAGGTAACATAATAAATACCTGTTTCTGGAAATGTAAATATGCCAGAACTTTCAGATAAGTTAGTTCCTATTTCTCCTTCAACAGTTTGGTCTAAAGGTTCCCAATTAGCAGTCAAAAATTGGTTTCCACTTCCAGCAATAGTTGTATCTGCATTTTGTCTCCAAGACCTTGCAACAGTAATACCACCACCAGCACCTGAAACTGTGCCTGTGAAAGCAAAAGTATCATCTAGCTTTAGTCCTCTTGCTCTAGTTTTAATTAATGCCATTATTCACTCCAAACACTATGAGTAAGGTTTCCATCTTCGTCTCTTGCCAATAGTTCGTCATACTCACTTTCAGTTGTATATGTTGTTGGAATATCACGCAATCCTTGTCTCCAATTTTTAAATGATGTTGAAAGATTTGTGCCTTGTTCTTTTGCACTTATAATTTTCCAATCTGTTTCCGTAAGTTTACGATTTCTAATTTTTCTTATTTCAGCAAGTTGTCTTGTTGGTTTTGCATCATTCCATTCTTTTCTTTCTGCTTCAATTTTTGCAACTTCATCAGAAGACAAAGTTACTATTTTTCCATTAGTCCAAGTTTTCATTATGGTTTTATCCCATATACTGTTACATCACCATATTCAATATTACTTGAACCATGCAAATTAAAACCATATCTAGGTGCAGAACCACTATATTTACCAGCGAATTGAACTGAACTCCAAACATTACTGCTATTTCTATATGCAAGTTGTCCCATCATGGTAGCAGAAAAATTATCATTTGCTAAAGGATTATCAATATATAAATGTCCTGTAACTCCACCATCTGCTGGTTGGTCGTAATCTATTGCTTGTGTAAGAGCAAAATAT